CCGGAGGCCCCTACCCTTAGCTCTGCGCCTGGATCTCCACGACCTTCTCCTCTTCGAGGCGGGTCGCGCCGACCGACATGCTGTAATAGATGTAGGTCGAGAACCGCTTGTCCGGCCGCGGGGCGATCTGCGCCGTGGGTTCCTGGCTGGTCGCCAGGGCCATGCCGCTCGGCACCCACACCGGGATACGGAAGTTGCCGCTGGAGTCCTTCGGCACGCGCTCCGTGCGGATGAACCGCATCCCGAGGAACGTGTCGATCTCGCCCTGGACCAACGCCCGCACGGTGTTGAAGTCCGAGCTGGTGACCTCGGTCTGGTTCAGGAGATCGTCCTGGGCCTTCGCCGGGATCGCGATGAGCGGCGTCTCGATGTCGAGGTCGACCTCGTTCTGGAGCAGGATCTTCCGCGCCTCGCGGAGCTTGTCCACGTTCAGCCCGGTGCTGTCCAACGACACCTGCTGGCTCGCCGGGAAGCTGGCCGTGCCCGAGCCGTCTTGCCCGGTCGGAACCGTGGCGAAGAACTTCTCGAACATGATGTCGTCCATCTCGCGGCCCACCGCCCAGGCAGCATTCTGGCTGTAGGCGGACTGCGGATCGGTGAGCATCTTCAGCTTGTCGAAGTCGTCGATCAGGTCACCCCATTCGACGTCGATGGTGCTCACCTGACGCCGACGGTGCGGGGTCGAGATCAGCGGACTGTCAGCGTGCCGTGTGGTCGTGCGCTGCGCCTGCGTGGGGCTGATCTGGTCGAAGAACATGCTCTTGCCAGTCAGCGTGTCCTCCATGAACGTCCCGCGGAGCTTGCTCCCGCGCTGTTGCGCGAGCATCATCACCGTATCGCGGAACTGGTTCACGAAGGCAGTGCTTACCTCGAAACTCATGGGTTCCTTCCTTCTGCCTCGGTTTACTGGTGATGCCTACGCGCTACCCCCGCGGGACGCTTCGGCGAGTTATACCGGACCTCGCAGGCTACCCGGATGTTCAACTTCAGCCTACGCTAAACCTTTACCGCACGTCAACCGCTAGGATAGGCTTCCTGGTAAAGCGCAGACATCTTTGCGACCGCACTGTTGTGGCCCGGTTCCTTCGGGTCCATCCACTGCTGCATGAAGTTCTTGTCCATCCGCAGATCCTGGATCTCCTGCTGGGCCTGCTGCGGTGTCCGGGAGAACGACTTCGAGCTGCCGCCGACCTTGTCCTCACGGAACGCCTCGCCGATCTGCGAGAGCATCTTGACCACGGCCGGGTTGTTGCCGAGGCCGCTCTGCTCCAGCGCCTTGGTCACGGACCCGTCCGTGTCGTATTGCTTCAGCGCCGTCCGGGCGTCTTGCAGCTTCTCGTCGAAGGCGTTGCCAAACTCCTTCTTCAGCTCGGCCTCGGCCTGCTCTTTCTGCTGCTGGGCCTGCTGCGTCTGTTGCTGGACTTGGTTCTCGGCCACATCGCTGATGTAGCCACTCCACAGCTCACGGGCCTGCTTGTTCGTCAGGCCCAGCTCGTGCGCCTTGTTCTTGAACCAGTTGTCCATGCCCTCGGGGAGCTGGACGGCGCTATCCTCGGACAGCTCCGGGAGCTGATACTCGCTCGGATCGTTCGGGCGGCCGAGCTTCTTCAGGACGTCATTCCACGCGTCCGTGTCGTTCTCGTCCTTCGGCAGCGGGATCTTGTCCTTGCCGACGAGCTTCTGCGCGTGGACGTAGCCCTTCGCCAGATCCTCGACCGATTGGATCTGCTGGAGGCTCGGGTCCTGTTTCAGCTCGTTGTCGCCGAGCATGTCCAGGATCGGCCCCGAGGGCGTCTCGGGCTGGCCGGCGCCGCCGGAAGCTGCCTCTTGGCCGCTTTGTTGCGGCTCGGGCGTGGCGCCGAGCAGCGTACTGCCGGTGTCCTGGCCGTTGGACGCCGGGGCCTCGCCGCCGGACGCGGCCGGCTCGCCGCCCTGGGTCTGCGGGTTCGTGCCGGCGGTGCTCGGGGTTTCGCCTTCGGTGCCAGCGAGTTGGTCAGCCATGAGTAGTCACTCCTCACTCGGATTGGGCGTACTGGTTGCGGACGATCTCCTGGAACTCCGCTCGGGACATCTCCAGATGCTGGAGGATCATCAGGCCCACCGACCGTCGTCCGGTGATGTGGGCCATCTTATATGGGTCCGGGTCGAACCCGTCGGTCTGAAGCTCGCAGAACTCCTCGATATGCCGGAGGACGCGTTGCCCGGCGTCCGAGCCGAACACCTGCTGAAAGTCCGCGAGAAGCTGCTCCTGGCGGATCTGCTCCGCCGGCTTGTCCGGATTGCCCTCACTGCTGCTGCGGGCCACCGCTCACCTCCTGAAGTGTCTTGGCGCCTTCGCTCAGGCTCTGGATGCCGGGGCCAGCTTCCGAGAGCGTCTGGACGAGGTTCTGCTGCTGCGACTGCTGGGCGTTCTGCTGCCGCTGCTGGTCCACGAGGTCGCGGTCGACCAGCAGCTCCGGCGGCACGTTGTTCGACTTGCCCGTCCGGCGGACGAACTCGTCGGTGTCGATGTTCATAGACGCCTGCGGGTCGATCTGGAGCACTGGCAGCACCTGTTGGAGCCAGTTCAGGATGTTCTCGTTCTCGGCTGCCTGCTGGGCCAGCGCGGCCTGCGACACGAACTCCACGTTGAAGTCCTCGCCCTGGATCTCCTCGGGCGGTGTTGGCAGCTCCTCGTTGCGGAGCATGACCGAGAACACCCGGTCCACGGCCGGCACCAGGAACTCGTTCTGGAGGCGGCTGAGGATGGGCGCGAGCTGCCGCAGCGCCTGCTGCTGCCGGCCCACCACCTCCGTGGCCTTCAGCGGCGAGCTGTCGCCGCGACTGATGAGCCCCAGGATCTCGGGGATCATGTAGGACTGCTGGACCGCTTGTTGGCGCTGCTGGATCAGGTCCACGCCGATGTCGACCCGGCCGCCGGTCTGCAATGGCTGGACCGGCGCTTGCTGGCTGCCGGCCACCGAGGACCGGAAGTAGTTCAGCCCTCCCGGCATGGTCTTGACCGGGCTCATGGCGCCGTCGTCCTGGACGATCAGCGGCGGGTCCACGATCTTCTGCGCCGCCCGGATCACCGTCTTGCTCATTTCCTGGAGCATACGGATGTCCGGCAGCACCTCCATGGTCGGCGACCGGCCGTAGACCTCGTTCGTTGCCTTGGTCCACCGGGTCACCGTGAACGGGAAGTCGTCGAACCCGCTTTCGCGAATACGCTCGCCCTTCGTCATCGCGAAGTGAACCGAGCGCCACTTCTTGTTCCCGGCTGTCTTCGGCTTGGTCTCGTCGAAGTTGCTGCGCGGCAGCACAGCCTGCATGAACTCTTCTTCGGCGTTCTGGTTCTTCGTACCGAGCTTTTTCCGAAGTCGATCCGGCAGGTTGTCTGCGCCGTACATCTGAGCGGCCTGCCGCACCGTCATTTTGAACTTGCGGAAGACCACGTCGATCTTGCCGTCGTCGGTCTCGCGCAGGAACACCTCCGGCAGCGGCCGGCTGACGAACCGCGGGCTCGGCCCGTTCTTCTGGTCCTCGATAAAGTGGACCATGGTGCCGTAGGCGCCCAGCTCGATCAGGCCCTCGTGGACAGCCGGGTAGAAGTTCACCTCGGGCTTGGATAGGTGCTCCAAGATCCGGTCCCGGACCTCGGTCAGCCACTGCTGAACGTCCGGGTTCTCGCCCACCTCGCCCGGAATGCGAAGCTCGAACCACTTTGTCCGCGGGTTGACCAGGAAGCTCTCCAGGCCGGCGGCGAGCTGGCTGTTCGCCCGGATGGCCGTGCTGTCGAAGACGCGGTTGTGCCGCGGGTTGCCCTTCTCCCGCTTCACGGTGAAGTCGTTCCGCATCTCCACCAGATCGGAGATGTCCTGCCACAGGCTCTCCCAATTCTGGCGCGCGGCCTTCGCGTCCTCGAAGTCGGCTTTGATCTTCTGATCCTCGTCCTCAGCCATCAATCCTCCGAGCCGTTCGCGTTCCGGCCTTTCTCGGTCAGCTTCAAGCTGTTACCTTCCTGCCGGATCAGCCCCCGGTCCTTCGCAATAGCGATGGCTTGGGACTTGGATTTCACGTTCTTGTTCCCGCGCTGAATACTCGCGATGATGCTGTCCACCTTCGCCGGCATGTCAGCCCCCGAGCAGTGTGCTCGTCTGGTCGCCGCCACCACTACCGCCGAGCGTCCCGGTCAAAACCGTGTCACCGCGGCCGGTGCCGCGGGCCCGGCGCCGGCGCTGTTGCTGCGCGGTCTGCTGCGTGCCCGGATCTTCCTTCTCGGGCGGCTCCCGCGGGCGCACGCGAGATGGCTCGGGCACAGCGATGTCGGGCTGGTCTGGTGTCAGGAAACCCATTTCTGCCTCCACTTTGGACCGCTCAAAGGTATCCGGCCAAGGGGTCGTGGTCAACACCTTCGGCGTAGGCCGGCGCGACCTGAGCGCTGTAGTACGGCACCGCATTCCGCAGCTCCATCAGCGCGTAGTGCGTCGCCGAGATCAAGTCGTCGTCCTCGTCGACCACCTGTCCATCCTTCCGGTGATACCGCTGCTGTTCACTCAGCCAGCTTCGGCAGTTCTGAAACACCTTGAACCGGCCGGTCTTCATGCGCGTGTAGAGCGTCTCGATGATCGGCTCCCGCGGCTGGGCGCCGCCGGTGTCCGGGTTCATCCGGGCCGAATGCCCCAGCATCCGCATCCCGTAGTT